AAAGGAAGCAGAAAAAAAGCTGCAGGTGGTGGTTTGATGGCAGGCATGGCTAGAAAAAAAAGAGTAAGTTGTGCGTAGTTATTATTCAGAAGGTGGTTTAAGAAAATGGGTATCAGAGAAATGGGTAGACATTGGAGCACCGAAGAAGGACGGCAAGTATCAACCATGCGGGAGAAGCAAAGGCTCAAAGAGGAAATATCCAAAATGCGTACCACTTGCAAAAGCCACACGGATGACAAAAGGGCAAAAGGCATCTGCTGTCAAACGAAAAAGAGCAGCGGGTAATAAAGGACCAAAACCAACTAACGTAAAAACATTTGCATAATGAACTTAGAAAAAGATTTACAAAAACAAATTAGAGAAAAAAGATTAAAAGAATCTGCTATTGCACAACTTAGAAAAAGAAGTAAAGATTCTGTTGCTAGACCTAGAGCAGAAAAAAATATATTATCATCAAACCCGGAGATGCAAAAAATCTAATGAATAAATATAATAAAAAAGAAGATGTAAAAGCTTTCGTTCTTGAAAAGAAAAAGAAAGAATTACCTAGAGGATTAAGAATGGACACTTCTACAGGTGAAGGAGCTAATATTACTAGAGTTAAAAGTGCAAAAGGTGGATCAATTAGAAAAACTACTAAAGGTCCAGGAGCAAATTATAGACCAACAAAATCTGGAGCTGGAATGACAGCTAAAGGTGTAAAAGCTTATAGAGCAGCAAACCCTGGATCAAAATTAAAAACAGCCGTGACTGGTAAAGTCAAGAAAGGTTCAAAGGCAGCTAAACGTAGAAAGTCATATTGTGCGAGATCACTCGGACAACTTAAACGATCTTCTGCTAAAACTAGAAATGATCCAAATTCTAGAATTAGACAAGCCAGAAGACGTTGGAAATGTTAGATAGATTAATATATAGATTTTGTGGGTTTTTAGATAATGTAGTTTCTTTTGTAGAAACTTATATTATCAAAATGACAGAATGGTGTTGGCATACAAGAGTAAAATTATTAAACAAAAGGAGAAAGAAAAATGTTAAACGAAGAACTAGTAATATTAAATAAAATACAAAGACTGCTCAAAGAACAATATCAATCTATTGGAGACAATATGATTGGTGGAGGTGTTGACAATATGGAAAAATACAAGTATATGATGGGACAAGCACATGCTTATTTAAGAATATCACAGGAAATATCAAACCTGCTAAATCCTAAGGAGGAAAAAAATGATACTGAAAGACCAGAAAACGTCGTCGACTTCGGAAGAACCGAAAGTTAAATCGGCACTATTAGATAAATACAAAGACGATCATCAAAAAGAAGTTGATGGTTATGAACGTTTAAAGAAAAAAGAATCAAATAAATTACCTCAACCAACTGGTTGGAGATTAGTTGTTCTGCCATTTAAAATGCCAGAAAAAACTAAAGGTGGATTATACCTTGGACAAGATACATTAGAGAGACAACAAGTAGGTTCTACTTGTGGATTAGTTCTTGCTATGGGACCACACTGTTATGACAAAGAAAAATTTCCTGAAGGAGCTTGGTGTAAAAAAGGCGACTGGGTAATTTTTGCAAAATACGCTGGATCAAGAATCCAAATAGATGGTGGGGAAGTAAGATTGCTAAATGACGATGAAGTTTTAGCAACCATCGATAACCCTGAAGATATACTTCATCAATATTAATCACATAGGAGGAAACTATGCAACAAGAAGAAAATAAAACAGTAGATATAGATACAACTGGTCCATCAATGGATGTTGATATCGCTGAAGAAAAAGATCAAACAGAAATCGAACAGCCAGAAGTAAAAGAAGAACTGACTGTAAGACCTGTTGTAGAAGAAAATGCTCAAACAGAAACTGAATCTGAAAAAGTTGAAGCTAAAGAAACAGAAGCACCAAAAGAAGAAGATGAATTAAAACAATATTCTGAAGGTGTTCAAAAAAGAATAGCAAAGCTTACTAAAAAATGGAGAGAAGCTGAGAGACAAAAAGAAGAGGCTTTAACTTATGCTGAAAGAGTTATGTTGGACAAGAAAAAAGCTGACGAAAAACTTTCAAAGTTAGAACCTGGATTTTTAAAGTCTACAGAAGAATCTATTGTATCTGGCCTAGAGTCTGCAAAAGCAAGATTAGCTGCTGCTAGAGAAGCAGGAGACATAAACGCTGAAGTAGAAGCTCAGACTATGATTTCTGAACTAGGTTATAAACAAGCTAGATTTTTAGAAGCTAAAGCAAATCAAGAACAGGAAAGTAAACTTAAAGAAACTGAAGTTGAAAAACCTCAAGTTAATTTAAATAGACAAGAAGTAGCACAAGGAACACCTGATCCTAAAGCTTCATTATGGGCAGAGAAAAACACATGGTTTGGTAGAGATAGCGCTATGACCTACACTGCTTTTGATTTACATAAAAAACTAACAGAAGAGGAAGGTTTTGATCCTCAATCTGATGAGTATTATTCTGAAATAGATAGAAGAATAAGACTTGAATTTCCCCACAAATTTGTTAATAATGAACAAAAGGTGGAAACGGCTAAACCTGTACAGACAGTTGCATCTGCAAAAAGAAGTACTAAATCTGGTCGCAAAACTGTGAGACTCACTTCATCACAAGTAGCAATAGCTAAAAAATTAGGAGTGCCGCTAGAAGAATATGCGAAACAATTAAATATCACGAAGGAGGTATAAGCATATGGAAAATAATAATGACAAAAGAACCTCGCGTGCGAGTCAAACTAGAGAAAAAACAGCTCAAAAAAAAGTTTGGTCTCCACCATCAAGTTTAGATGCACCCCCTGCACCGGCAGGATTTACACATCGATGGATTAGAGCAGAAACCTTAGGATTTCACGACACTAAGAATGTCGCTGGAAGAATAAGATCGGGATACGAATTAGTTAGATCTGATGAATATCCAGATTCTGATTATCCACAAGTGGAAGACGGTAAATATAAGGGAGTGATCGGAGTTGGTGGCCTTGTGCTGGCAAGGGTACCGGAAGAAATCGCACAACAACGTACTGACTATTATACAAAACAAGCTCAGGACAATGTTGAAGCAGTTGACAACGATTTAATGAAGGAACAGCATCCAAGTATGCCTATCAATATTGATAGACAGACTCGTGTAACCTTCGGTGGCTCAAAGAAAAGTTAATTTTTTAACTATTACTAGACCACTGGATAAACTTAACAATGTCTAAGGAGGACAAATACTATGGCAAATAAAGACGCCGCTTTCGGTTTGAAAGCAATAGGTAAAGTCGGACAGAATAGAGACAATCAAGGTTTATCTGAGTACAGCATTGCAGCTTCTGCAACAGCTATTTATCAATGGGATCCAGTTGAAATGTTAGCAACTGGTACAATTGGTGTAGCCGCAGCAGGTGATGTTTTAATCGGATCACTAAATGGTGTTTTCTATACTGACGCATCAACAAGTAAACCAACATGGGCAAATCACTTAGAAGCTAGTAACACAGCTACTGATATAGTAGGTTTCATCTCTGATGATCCATACGAAAGATTTGAAGTACAAAGTGCTGGTACAGTAGCCGCTGCAGATATCGGTTTATGTGCTGACATCGCGTACACTGCAGGCTCTTCACCTGATTATATTTCTAAAACAGAAATTTCAGGAACTATGGCAGCAACTGCAGCTCAGTTAAAAATAATAGGTGTTTCAAAAGATCCTGATAATAACGAAGTAGGCGCAGCTAATGCGAACGTAGTCGTTACTATCAACGAACACTTCTTGAAACAAACAGCCGGAATATAATAGGAGGATAATTATGGCGATATCTAGAGGACAACTAGTTAAAGAACTAGAGCCAGGTTTGAATGCTTTATTCGGTCTGGAATATAAACGTTATGAAAATCAGCATGCTGAAATATATACTACTGAGTCTTCAGACAGAGCGTTTGAAGAAGAAGTTATGTTATCAGGTTTTGCTCAAGCACAGACTAAGTCTGAGGGTGCTGGTGTAACTTTTGACAATGCTCAAGAAACATACACTGCAAGATACACTCACGAGACTGTAGCTTTAGCGTTTTCAATCACTGAAGAAGCGGTTGAAGATAACCTATATGACAGACTTGGAAGTAGATATACTAAAGCATTAGCTAGATCTATGGCGAACACTAAACAAGTTAAAGCGGTTAACCCATTAGTTAATGGTTTCGGTACATTCACTTCAGGTGATGGTTCTGCATTATTTGCAACTAACCACCCTACAATTAGTGGAACTGTAGCTAACACATTAGCAACGGCTGCCGACTTGAATGAAACTTCATTAGAGCAATCATTAATCGATATTGCTGCAATGACAGACGAAAGAGGTCTAAAAATTGCTGCAAGAGGTGTAAAAATGATTATTCCTTCTGAGCTTCAATTCACTGCTGAGAGATTGATGAAATCTCAAGGTAGAGTTGGTACTGCTGATAATGACATTAATGCAATCGTTTCTATGGGAATGGTTCCTCAAGGTTATAGAGTGAACAATTTCTTAACTGATCCAGATGCATTTTACATTATCACTGACGTGCCTAATGGTATGAAGTACTTTGAAAGAGCAGCTATTAAAACTGCTATGGAAGGTGACTTCGATACTGGTAACGTAAGATACAAAGCTAGAGAAAGATACTCATTTGGTGTATCTGACTTTAGAGGTATTTTTGCATCACCAGGTGCATAATAATTAATTATTTGAGGCGGGACACAATCCCGCCTCATTTAAAATATAGAAAGAAAAAATGACTCAATATAAATACTTAGTAAAAATATTTACAAAACATCTTCAAACAAAATTTGAAATTGAAAGTGATAAAGAGATAAATAATGCGGATGAGCTAAATAAACCCATTATTGACTTTTTAGGAAAATCTGATATAAAATGGGAACAAAATGATTTACAGTTTACTTCAACTGGAAATGATTTTTACATAACCTATGAGGAGGTTACAAATGGCTCAGGACAACATGGTATTGTTCGCAAAGAAACTGAAACTCGAGTCTAGATGGAACGAGTTGTTTCTTGAAAACAAAGGACAAATAACACCAGAAATGTCTGTTCTAGGTGATGAGATTAAAAGAGTAATTAGATCAATCATCAGAGAACAAGAAGCACAAGTTCATAATAATCCTAGAGATGGTGAAGTTCACCTTTTCGCTGGTTAATTAGAACTTAGACATTATTGAAAACGTCAATCATTCCTAGGGATCTCTTGCACTCTATACAAATCTAGTATATAAATTAATCACTATACAATTTAATTAGAACATAGACGCGTATAGTCGACGGCCTAGAGACTATGTTCGGAAACTAGGAGGATAATAATATGGCAAACACTACATTTACAGGACCAGTAACATCATTAAATGGTTTTATTGGTGGACCTAACGTTAACGCAGGAGACACTCAACAAGGTGGAAAAACTCCTTACACAGTTACAGATGCTAACACAATTACAGACGGAACTAATAGTCTTGAAGCAGCTGATAACGAAGGTGTATTAGTTTACGTACAAAATGGTGCAGCAGGTGCAGCAGTATATGCTTTTTCAGATGGAACAAACTGGAAAAGATGTGATACACTTGCAAACATTGCATCATCATAATAAATAATTAGTGTGGGGCTTTGGCCCCACATAAAATTTTAAGGAGAAACAAAATATGAAATCAGATGTAAAAGCGGTAAGAGTTTCTGGTACAGGTGCTGTCTTTGCTGGAAGAACAAGACTAAGAGGACTTATTCTTGCTTCAGATGGTGGTGGTGCAGGTTCAATAATCTTACAAGACAATACTGATAGTACAACTTTATTCCAAGGAGACTGTCCAACAGGAGATGTCTTTGCATTTAATATTCCAGAAGACGGAATTTTATTTCCTGGAGGAATGAAAGTTTCTACTATTACAAATATTGAAGGCGCAACATTACTTATAGATAAGTAGGAGGCTGAATGGCAACTTCCGGAACTACAATTTTTGAATCAGGTTTTTCTATATCAGATATAGTGGAAGAAGCTTATGAAAGAATTGGAATAAAAGGTGTTTCAGGTCATCAACTAAAAACTGCAAGACGTTCTTTAAACATAATGTTTCAAGAATGGGGTAATAGAGGTCTTCATTTTTGGGAAGTAAAAAATAATTCAATTACATTAGTTGATGGTCAATCAGAATATACAATGTATAGGTCAACCACTGACGGTACTTCTGATGCGACAGCCGTTTATGGTGTTGATGATATATTAGAAGCAAGTTATAGAAATTCTTCTAATGTTGATTTTTCTCTAACAAAAATTAATAGATCAAATTATCAAGGTCTATCTTCTAAAACACAAGAAGGAACTCCAACACAATATTTTGTACAAAGATTTATTGATAGAGTAACTATCACTTTATATTTAACTCCGGGATCCACTGAAGCCGGAAACTTTTTAAACTATTATTATGTTAGCCGGATTCAGGATGCCGGGAACTATTCTAACGAAGCAGATGTACCTTATAGATTTGTACCTTGTATGGTAGCTGGACTTGCATATTATTTAGCAGTTAAAGATGCACCAGATAGAATTCAAATGTTAAAAATGTTATATGAAGATGAATTAAAAAGAGCTTTAGAGGAAGATGGTTCTTCATCAAGTACATTTATAACTCCAAAAACTTATTACCCAAATGTCTAGATCAAACGGAAAATATGCACAATTTATTTCAGATCGTTCTGGTATGGCTTTTCCATATAAAGAAATGGTTGTTGAATGGAATGGTTCACGTGTACATGTTTCAGAATTTGAACCAAAGCAGCCACAATTAGAACCTAAACCAGCTGTAGCTGATCCACAGGGTTTACAATATGCAAGACCTGCTCGAGTTGAACCTGCAACAGAAAATTTATTACCTGGAAATCCATTTAGTTTAACTTCAGGATCAAGCACTGTAATAGTTACAGAACCAGCGCATGGAAGGTCAACAAATAATACAGTTGTCTTTAGAAATGTAAATGGAAGCCCCGGAGGCTTGGTGTATTCTTTATTTGAAAATGCTTCAGGATTTAGTATAACAGTTATTGATACAAATAGTTATAGTTTTGATTGTGGAAGCAATGCAACTGTAACAGAAAATTCAGGAGGAATGTTTGTAACTGCAGGACCAGTTACTCTAACACCATAATGGCTTATACTTTAGCAAACTTACAAGATGATATTAGAAATTATACAGAAGTAGATGATTCTGTTTTAAACACAGGTATTTTAAATACTATAATTAAAAATGCAGAAAATAGAATCTATAGAGAAGTAGATTCTGATGATAATAGATTTTATGCTACTTCAAACTTAGCAGCAGGTAATAGATATGTAACTATACCCTCTGATTTAAGATTTATTCGATATGTACAATTAACTGACTCATCTGGAAATCAAGTTTTTTTAGAAAAAAGAGATACATCTTTTATGGCTGAGTATTATAATACTCCAGGTACAGCCTCAGGTATTCCTAAATATTATGCTAATTGGGATGCTAATTATTGGGTAGTAGCACCTACACCAAATAGTACTAATTTAATAACATTAGCTTATACTAAACAACCAGATTCAATAACAACTGGAGTATCTAGTACTACAGGAACTTACGTATCTAATAAATATCAGGATTTACTTTTGTATGGATGTCTGGTAGAAGCATATGGATACTTGAAAGGTCCTGCAGATATGCTACAATACTATGAAGGAGCTTTTAATAAAGCATTACAATCGTACGCGATCGAACAACAAGGTCGTAGACGCCGAGACGAATGGCAAGATGGAGCCATTCGAGTACCTCTTAAATCTCAATCACCATCATAATTTAAGGAGACAATTAAATGGCAAATATAGTACCTGACTCTTTTAAAACAGACCTACTTGGTGGCGTGTTTGATTTTGATTCATCTGGTGGATCAACTTTTAAACTAGCGCTTTATACATCTTTAGGTGGTTTCAGTACTTCTACAACTGCTTATACAACTACCAATGAAGTTTCTTCATCTGGTACAAACTATACTGCAGGTGGAAATACTCTAACTAACAACGGTGTAGCAGTAGCAAGTAATATTGCGTACGTTGATTTTGCAGATTCTACTTTTAGTTCTGTAACTTTAACAGCTGTAGGTGCACTGATTTATAAAGGTACAAGTAATGAAGCTGTATTAGTTCTAGACTTCGGTGGATCAAAAACTGCAACTAACGGTGATTTCGTTGTTCAGTTTCCAGCTGCTGATTCTTCTAATGCAATCATTAGACTTGGCGACGCGTAATATTTATAAGGAACACAAATGGCGTTAGTAGTAAACGATAGAGTAAAAGAAACTAGTACGACTACTGGTACTGGCACGTTCACTTTGGACGGAGCGGTAACTGGTTTTGAAACTTTTTCTTCTGCTATTGGAAATACAAATACGACTTACTATGCAATATCTTTACAAGGTGGAGCAGAGTTTGAAGTTGGTCTTGGGACCGTTGCGGCTGGAACATTAGCTAGAACAACTATTATTTCTTCATCTAACTCAGATAGCGCTGTTAACTTTTCAGCAGGTACAAAGGATGTATTTTGTACTTTACCAGCAAGTAAAGCGGTATTTAAAAATGCATCTGATGTTATTGAAGGTGTACCAAGTAATGGGTTCGTGATTGCAATGTCGATCGCCTTGTAGTATAAGGAATAAATTATGGCACAAAACTTTAGAAATTATCTAACAAGAGAAACAGGAACTTCAGCAGTTGATGCTTTAGGTGGAGCAGCCGATAGCTTTGATACATTAATTAGTATTAGAATGGCTAACATCACTACTTCAACAATTAATGTTGAAGCTTACATAAGAAGATCATCAGCTAATTATTATTTAATCAAAAATGCTCCAGTTGTAAGTGGCGGATCATTGGAACTTATTGATGGAGGCTCGAAGATAGTACTTGCTTCAGGAGATCAGCTGTTTGTTAAATCAGACACTGCTTCTTCTTTAGATACTGTCGTTGGCGCTGTAGATGATATAAGTACGTAGGAGGAATCATGGCTTATTTAGGAAACGCTCCGAAACAAAATTTAAATACCATGAACTCTCAACAGTTCAATGGTGATGGATCCACTGTCAATTTTACATTAAGTCAAAGTGTTGCTAACACTGCAGAAGCAGAAGTCTATGTTGGAAACGTTAGACAAGATCCATTTTCAGCTTACTCAATATCAGGTGGGACTACTTTAGCTTTCACAGAAGCTCCACCATCAGGCACAGCAAACATCTATGTAGTGTTCCAAGGAAAATCTACTGGTAACATTGAACCAGGAGCCAACAGCATTGAAGCTGGAATGATTAAATCAATCAACGGTGGTTATAAAAATTTAGCAACAATTTCAGAAGCAATTACAGTTCCTGCAACAGATAATATGATGATGTGTGGTCCAGTAAGTTTCACTAATACAGTCGTTGTTAACGGGACATTAACGGTAGTATAATATGGCAACATTATTTGTAGATAAAATAGACCCACAATCAGGAACTAGTTTAGAGATAGGTAGTTCTGGAGATACGATTACTACTGCAACAGGAGCTAAACCAAGTTTTCTATATCCAGCTTTTGAAGCGTACTTATCTGCAAATCAAACTGTTTCAAATGTAAGTTATACTTTGACAGAATTTGATACAGAAGTTTTTGATACAGATAACTGTTATGATAATTCTACTAATTATAGATTTACTCCAACTGTTTCTGGAAAATATTTTGTTTACGCAAATGTACAAGCAATAGGAAGTGCAGATACTTTACGAGATGGTATAATAGTTATTCAAAAAAATGGAGTAAACTATAGAGAATCTAGAGTTAATCCTCAAAATGGTGCTCCTGAAAGTGAATTGCATCTTCATGCAGTTGCAACAATAAGTATGAATGGTAGTTCAGATTATATTAGTGTTAATGGATATATAAATGTAAGTTCTGGCACTCCTCAATTTTCATCAGACATTAAAGGCACATATTTTGGTGCATACAGGATAGGATCATAATGGGAACAATTAAAACAACAAACATAGAACCAATCGCGGACAACGGCACAGTAACCCTGGGTAGTTCTGGGGATACGTTTACTATACCTTCTGGTGTAACAATGACAGTTCCAAGTGGTGGATTGTCTGGTCAAAACTATCCATCATTCTTTGCAAGAAAACTTGGTAATCAAGTTCTAACATCAGACACTGATACTAAGATGATTGCAGATGATGAAGTTTTTGATACAGATAGTGCCTATGACACTAGCACAGGTGCCTTTACTGTGCCAACAGGACAAGGTGGAAAATATTTTTTTACTTATGGTTTTAGTGTACAAAATATAGATGATTCAGCAGCAGTGGCAGTTAATATAAAAGTTAATGGTTCATTTATAGATGGCACAAGTGTTTTATCTGGTTCATATAGTTTTTTAAATACAGCATATAATGGCGCAAATGTTGATGACCCATCAGTAACAGCTTCTGTACTTGTAGTTTTATCTGCTGGAGATTATGTAGAAATGTGGGGAAGACAGAGAGATAATAGTACAGAAAATGCAAGATACCTTCGT